CGAGCGCGAGCAGGGGGTCGACGGTGGCCGGCGTGGGGTCGGCGATGGGGGCGACGAGGACCAGGTCGAGGGTTATTTCACGCGTCCAGATGGCGCGGGCCGCGCGTGTTTCGGTGTCCGCGGATGGGAGCACCATTGCGGCCGGGGGTTGGCCGGCGAGGGCTTCGCGCGTCAGCGGCGGCGGCCGCCAGTAGCGGGCGGCCGTGAGTGTGGGGGGGTTGGCCGTGGCCTCGGGGAGTGCAGCCAGCGCCGCGGTGAGGGCGGCGGCGACGGCGACGGCGGGGGCGGCGGCAATGGGCATTGGTCAGGCGGTTCGGGTGGTGTAGATCCGCAGATAGCAGGCGTCAGGGTCGGAGGTTTCCCAGGCGCGGCCGCTGAGTGGGTCCGGGGTGACGCGGTAGGATTCGGTTCCCGCGGTGGTCGTTGTGGTGATTGTGTCTCCCTCCTGGGGGGTGATTGCGGCGCCGTTGAGGGTCAGGTCGGAGCGGCGGAGGATCCAGGAAGGCAGTTCGACGGCCAGCGGTTGGCCGTCGGCGTCGGTGGTGATCGACGGCCGACGGCCGCGCGTGGCGGTCAGGGATCGAGACGCGGCGCCGCGGTTGTAGGTGATTTGTCGGCCCAGGGCGGCGCGGGCCGCGTCCAGGAACGGGGCCAGGTTGGGCCCGTTCATTAAAACTGCAGCGCCATGGTGACCGATTGCGCGGAGGCGTTGCCGGCTCCGGAATTGGTTGCGGTGAGGCCGACATATCGGCGGACGTTGGTGGGGAGGCGGAAGCGGGCGACGGCTGCCGGCGCTCCGGCTCCGCCGGCGCCGGTCTGCACGAGGACAGAGGCGGCGATCGTGGCCGGGCTGCTGAGGTCCGCGTTTGCGGAGTGGATGACATTGAACGTCATTGTGGCGGCGTTGGCCAGAACACCGGTGGCCAGGGCCGGGGCGGTGATGACGAGTTCCGCGGGGGCGACAAAGTCACCGCGGGTCGAGTTTTGGACGTCGATTGCCGTGGAGGTGACGGTCGCGGCGCCATTGGGGAGAGCGCGGGTGACCGATAGGCTGGCGTCTTTGGACGAAAGCGTCATGGTGTGTATCTCTTGCGGGAGTGGTTCGGTGGTGAAGGGGGCGGCTGTCGGCCGCTGGTTACAGTGCCAGCGTTTCGGTGTCGAGGATGCTGTCGGTGACGAACAGCGGGACGCCGAACGATTCATTCGGGATTGGGGCGGGGGCGCCGGTGGCGTTGGTGGCCGTGCGGCTTTTTTGGAGTTGGAACAGGCTCCGGCGCGAACAATAGAGCGCGTCGGGTCCGCGGCCGGCGGGGAATTTGCTGAGCAGTTCCGAGATGAGGGCGTCGGTCAATCCCTTCCCGCTATCGGCCGTCAGTTTCTTGATGCGGCCGACGGCGTATTTCTCCCCGACCATCAGGCCGGGCCGGGCCAGGATTTCCTGGCAATAGGCGCTGTACACTCCGCCGGCCGCGTCTGTGACGCGTTGTTTGGCGATTTCGGAGAGGGCGAGTTCGCCATTCTGGCCCCAAAGCCAGGTCACCCCTTGCCCTCCCCAGCGGACGGCCCACAAGCTCGAGGCGGTCGAGTCGGTGGTTCCGCCGGCGTCGACGACTTGGGCTGTGTCGTGCAGTTGGATGAGTCCCGGGGGGCCATTGGCGTCTCCGCCGGTGCCGGCACCATAGTAAAACTGCGCTCCCAGCGTGACCATTGCCGATTCCATTTGTCCGGCGGCCTCGTTGGCGATGGCGACGGCGGCGCCGTCTTCGTGGGCATCGGCGACGGCGACGTCGATTTCCCAGCGGGGATTGAGGACGTGGCAGGAGAAAACGCGGTTCTCCCAGGTCGATTTCTGCGGTGTGCTGCCGGCGTTGGCCTGGCGAAAGCCAACAGTGGGAAGCGAGGTCCGTGCCAGGGTCTTGAACGAGGTTCCTACGATGGTCCGGGCGGCGCCGTTGCTGATTTCGGGGTGAGCGCGGCGAACATCTTCAATCAGGCCGACGACGGCGTCGGAGCCGTTCTGAATGGCGATATCGAGCAGGGTGGTTACGGGCATGGGTTACCTATTTGGGGGTTGGCGGGTGAATGCGGGAGGCGGTCGGGCGGTGTTGGTCAGCGGGGCAGCGTGATGGCGGCGGCGAAGCGGTCGCGGCCAAATTTGGCGCGGGCCGGTGGCGTTTCTGGCCGGTCGGCGACGGTGACCGGCGACGGTTCCCCCCGCGGGGGTCCGGCGCGGAGGGCGGCATTTTCGGCGCGGAGTCGGTCGAGTTCGGCGGTCTGCGCGGTCGCGTGGGCGGTGGCGGCGGCCTCGAGGGTCAGGCCGGCGGCGAAGTATTCGAGGCCGGGGATTCCCCAGCGGTCGCGGTATTCGGCGGCGAGGCGGACAGCGTCCGCGGCAGTGGTGGCGGTTGCGGGTGCGGGTGCGGGTGTGGGGTCGGGCATGGCGGCGGGTTCCGGCCGTGGGAGAGTGATTCCGCGAGTGGCCAGGCGGCGGCCGACGGCCTGGCGGATGCGGTCGGGGGGCAGTCCCCAGGGGTTCGTGCGAGGCGGGTCAGCCGAGAGGCCGAGTGCGTAGTCGATGAGTTCCGCGGCGGCATCCGTGCCGGCCGCGTCAGTGCTGAACATGCCAGCCGGGTTGGCGGCCGGGTCGTCGACGACGTCCGCGGCGTGCAGTTTGGCCAGGCGGGCGTGGGGCAGGTTGTTGCCGTTGAGTGGGTCCGGCGAGACGAACATTCCGCCGGTGACGTGGGCCGCGAGGAAATCCGTTTCCGCGGCCTGGTCCGGCGTGTAGACGATCGAGACTCCGCAGGCCGCGGGGTCGGTTTCGGCGAGGCTGAGGACGTAGTCACCCAGGTTTCCGTGTGGGGTGTCGTAGGCGGTTGGCGTCAGGTGCAGGTCAGCGCGGACGGTCAGGCCGTCGAGCCGGGCGTCGGTGAGTCGGCCCAGGAGTGTTCCCAGTCCGTCGGCACACAGGCCGGGGTGGGTGAAGCGACATTTCAGGCCGGCCGGTGCGGTGTTGATGGCCGTCACACAAGCGGCGAGGAAATCGGCGTCGAGCCACAGGTCGTGTCCGATGGCCTCGCCGGCGGTGACAACGGCGGTTCCCCCCAGCAGGCCGGCGCGGTATCGGCCGCCGGTGCGGTCGATGGTCGCGGGGTCGAGTGCGTCCGCGGTGGCAGAGGCCGCGGTCAGGGCGGCGGGGTCGTCGACGACGTCGGCGGCGTCGATCTCGATTTCGTGGTCGTCCGCGGTGGCGACCGAGAGGGCGCGGATTGTTGGGGTTCGGCGGCGTTGGGTCATGGCGTGTTGACGGTGGGCGGGATGTTGTCGGGCGCGGCCGGGTCGTTGTTGACCGGCGTTTGGTAGCCAATCTGCGACGACAGGCCGGCGGCCTCCAGGGTGGCCTTTTCGCGCGCCAGTTCGTCGACGATTTCCTCCCAGTCTTCCCCCTGGGCCGCGAGGATGCGCGTGCGGCTGGTCAATTGGCCTTGGAGGGCCTGTATGTCGGCCTGGACTTCGCGAAGCGGGTCAATCCAGGGAACACCGGTGGCGATCCAGCGCCAGGGGCGGCCGGGTGGCAGGGCGGGCAGCAGGCCGGCGGCGGTCCAGTCGGCGAGTTTCCAGGCCGTCAGGTTGTGGAGGACCATTTCGACGGCGCGGCGTTTTTGCCGGGCCGCGAGGTCGTATTGGATCCAGGCCTGGCGGGCGCCGGAAAAGTTGGTGAAGTTCTCGGAGTGGAATGAAAACGGGATATCCAGGGCCTTGAGCGCGGAGGCGGTGACCGTGGAAAACCAGGTCTGGAATTCTCCGGCCGGGGAATGGCTTTCGAGGATCTCGGCTTTGTCGCCGGCGTCCAGGTCGAGTTGGTACGGGCCGCGGCCGAAGTCGACGGCGAGAGCGTCGCCGTTGTCGTCGGCGACCGTCGCGGGGCCCAGCGGGTCGGAGTTGTTGCGGTACAGTGCGAGGCCGAACAGTTGGGAAACCTTCATCTTGGCCAGGCTGTAGGCTTTGGCCTCGGCCAGGTCGCGGAGGTCGGCGAGGGCCGGCGCGAGCGGGGAAATACCGCGGGTGCAATCGAAGCGGGGATAATATCCGAACAGCGTGAGGCGTTCGGCGGAGACAATTCTCTCGAGGGTCCAGGATTGGGCGCCCGGCGCGAGGTCATCCGGGCGGGCGCGGCGGCAGATGGCATAGGCAATCGGGCGGCCGGCGTCGTCGGTTTTGACGCCGTGGGTCCAGATGGGTCGTGGTCCGTCCGGGTTGTCGTTGCGAATTCCCCCCGGCGGCGTGCGGATGCGGTCCGATTCGATGGCCTGGAGGCGACCGTCGCCCAGGCGGAGAATTCCGACGTCTCCGTCGACGACTCGGCAGGCTTCCGCGGTGCGGATGAAATCGCTGAGGCTGAATTTTGCGGCCGCGTCGACTGCGTCCGGGTCGTTGGCCCAGGCCGTCCAGAGGCTTTCGATGCGGCGGTCGAGCGCGCGGTCGCCTGTTTTGGATTGAAACTCGAAGGTCGCGACGTAGTCGAGGTGCCGGCGGATCATCCATCCCGCGAGGGCGTAATTCCGCAGCAGGTCGCGGGATTCGGCGACCAGGCGGCGGCGGGCTTCCGGCGGGAGTTCGGCGTCTTCGTGGCGGAGGTTGGGCGGTGCGGTCCGGCGCAGGCGGGAAGACGATTCGGCGGCCTCGTAGGAAAACGCGCGGCGGCCGGCGACGGCCGCGGCCGTCAATCGTGCAAACAGGGAGCGCCGTTTCATGTGTGGCCTCTCC